CATAAGCCTCAACAGTAGATAAATATTCAGCCTCAGGAGTAGAATACCTGTTAAATGTGCCGTCTGGGTTAAAGACAGCATATTTATTGGTAACTATCTCGTTAGCCAGTTGATACAGGGGGCTTTGGTTATTCATCTTGCCATTCTTGGCAAAATCAAACTCATCACCGAACTCTTCCACTGCCTTACTGCGGCTTGAAAGCATAGTGGAATTGTATTGAGCCATAAACGCTGACTCTTCCCGTTCTTTTCTTAGACTTTCAACCTCAGCTTTAAGCGGGCTGATATACCCTCTCAAAGCTCCCACAAACTCAGGGTCATAAGCCTCTAACTTCTTCTCAAAATCTTCTGTCTTAGGCGAAACCTGTGTCTGTTTCGGTCTCCAAGTCCTTGAAGAGTGGTCAAAATCGGCAAACTGGCTCAACTGCCTGACTAACGGTGTAATCTGAGACTGGCTATCCGAATATCTTTTACGATAAGGGTTAGCCTCATTCTCCCAGTCAATCTGCTGTTGAGCAGGTTCCTGGGCTTGCACTTGTTGTGCTGGTTCTTGATTTTCCTCGGTTCCTTGCGGGTTACCTTGGGTTAAATCTTGTTCTGGCATAGATACTCCTTTTTTCCCGTTCTTTAATTACCTAAAGGTTACGGTTGTTTTCTAATGTAGGGTAATCTACAATAAAAAAAGCGGATACTAAAGGATGTTTAGTCCCTCAATATCCGCTTTGCGTTTGCAGTGGTCGGGTTAAATTATGTTATTTCTACATCAAACTATATTACTATATCACTAATCATTTTTAATAAATCTTTTGCTGTTAATTCTTTTTTCTTAATCGGAACTAACATTTCTTCTAAACCACTCAATGTGCTATTTCCATCAACTCCTAAAGCTAAAGCTCCACTATCTATTTGTAATTGTTTAATAATCCAAAAATACTTACTACTTTCTTCACGGTATCTTTCTTTTTCCTGTTTTAACTTTTGGTAACTACTCAAAACTTTCATCTTTCTCCTTCCTTTCGGGTGGTGAGTTACTATTTACAAATTATTCTTTCTTTCTTTTTTGTCTTTCCAACCAAATTATACTTCTCCCTAAAATCTTTTATAAAATCTTTTCTTTCTAGTGGTGAGGTTTTTAGGTGGTCTATTGTAATATATCCAATTCTACTTATTGGTTTTCCTTTAATAAATTTTTTACCTGTCATACCCATTGTAAGATAATCTCCTAATCCTTTATCTTCTAGTAACATAATCCAAGTATTTAAAGGCAATTCGCAATTAACAAATTTAATATCTTTCATTCTTCTCCTTTCGCCTGTGGCGGTGGTGAGTATTCAACATCTCTTTGTGCATTTACCCAGTCTATATCATTTTCCGATAAGGTGATTTCTTTTTTAACTTTTCCAGATAAATCGCCTTTATGGAAATTTAATTCAATCTTTCCTGAAAACCCACTAGCGTTTAACTTCTGTATAAATTTATTGAGTTTTTCTATAATCATTTCTTCTTCATTACTTCTTCTTCGTCTATCTTGTCTTTTTCTTCATCTGATTTATTCAGGTATTCTTCTCTTGTTGGTTTCATTTTATCTATAATATCCTTTAGGAGGCATTTTCCTGCTTTTACACAATTTTCAGGAGACATCTGTTCAACCTTTTCCTTGATTTCTTTAGCCATTACTTACCTCCTCGTGCGTTATCTTTTAATAACTTCGGTATTCTTTGAATTTCGCAATAAACCTGATAAGCTAACTGAAGCCTTTTTAATTCTTCGGGATTTAAGGTAGTATCATTCTTGAACTTACTTACTATGATTTCTATTTTCTTTTCAATTTCCTTTTCGTAGGACTTAAACCCTTTAGTGTCGCAGATTTCAAGGAATGATACAAACTTCTCCCTTGCTTCGTTTACTTTTTCTTTCCTGCGTTTTCTAAACTCCAGTATTCTTTTTAGCATTTATTTTCTCTGCCTCCAACTGTAATTCAGCTGTTTCCTTTTGTTTAATCATCTCTATCTGTTCTGCCTGCATTTGTTGCATCTGTTGTTTTTCCTGCATCATTTCCTCTTCGGTCTTTAACCGGACATTCCTCACATCAATAGAACTGAACAGGTTTTTAGAAACATCTAACATCGTGAGTTCACTTAAGGCAGGGTTCTTTCCGAAAGACTGAACTGCGGTATTGTAAGCAAGAATAGCCCTATCCTGTTCTATAGCCCTGTTGATATTCACAGAGTTTCCTACCGATTCATAATCATAATTTCCAGCCCAATAGGATTTATTAAGAGTCTTAAACGGATTACCTTGTTGTTCGGTCAACTTTTCCACAAAATCATCATCAAGGTTATCTGAGTTAAGATTTACAATAAAATCATAAAGGTCTTCGTTGACATCCTGAAGGGCTCGTATCATATCATCAAACTTAATATTTCCTTCTCCGACTACGGTCATAATCCCCGAAGCAGTCCTGTTTCCAGCGAGTCCTCCGGTTTCACCTACGGCGTAATCCATAACTCCGAATAGTTTCTGAACCATACCAAGCATAAATTGAAGTTTAGCAAATTCCATTTGTTCATTTTTAGGAAGTTCTAATACACGGTAACCGTTGGGATTTTCAGTTTTCCACTTTACTCCCGGCCCGAAAGGATTAAGTTCTTCCTCGTGTTCTGAAGGAGTGATTACCGGAGGATTATTATTTATCGAACCACGGTCTATCATCTGATTAAATACCGCGTCAACCATATCTCTTAATCCGGTGAGAAACTCCGGCACACCTTTTCCGTAGGGAGTTCCGTCCATAGGAATAATCTGGTAATGAAAAAACGGTCGGACTGGAAACGGACTTAACATCCAACCTAATAAGACTTTATGTTCAGGACAGACAAAGGCTACTATTTCCTCATCTTTATCATCGTTGTTAATATCAAACTTTCCATACCACTCATAAATCAAAATCGGTTTACGCATCTCTTTGGCGTGGTTAGAACCGTTCAAAACATTTTCTTTTATCTTCTGTATATTTTTGAATTTTCCTTCTTTGATTTTTCCTTCCCTGCGGATTATCCAGTCGTAAGTAACTTCGTAGGTGTCGCATATCCAGTCCCATTCCTCGATTTCAGGGGATATGGCGTTTTTAGGGATGATGATTTCCTTAATCGTCCTTCCGTAAAGAGCTGGGCCTTCATAAATGACTTTCTCATCCTGTATTTCATCGGGAAAGATTACAGTTCCTTCAGGCACAGGAACATCACTTTTAATCTCGACAGGGTTTCCGGTTTCATCCATTACTAATTGTCCGTCCATTTGGTTAATCAAATAATTAACCGGCTTGTTGAATGGGCGGGTCTTTTTCTCCCATACGCATTTAGCAAAAGCATCACCCTCTATAATCACATTCTTAAATACCAGTTTCATCTTACGGTAAATCTTAATCAATTTAGTAAGCTGGTAATTAAGAGCTTCCTGAACCAGGGGGGCTTTGGGGACATCACTATCACCATTACCTTTTACCCAGGCGATTGGTTTTGCCCCGTAGCAGACTTTAAGAAATCTTGGAAGAAGCCCCTCGATAGTAAAAGCGTCAATGGGAATACCGATGTCCGAAGCTCCCTCCCAGGGAAAATCTTTGGGGTTTTTCTTTGGGTCGTCTCCCCAACCCACAAGACCAGAGATAGAACGCTTAGCTTCGTATCTTTTAGAGTATTCTTTAACTTGTTCCTGACGGGTTTTCTGGACTCCGGCTGAGTCTCTGACTTCGGCGATTATGAAATCTCTAAGTTTATCTTCTCTGGTTTCATCTACCATTATCTTCTCCTTAAATGGCTTCTGATGTTCTGGAAAAATCCACCCTTAGCTGGAATTATTCTTTTATCTTCTTTGACCCTTGCTTCCTTCACGATGTCTTTACAGTATTCCAAAAGTCCAAGAGCACGGCATTTATCCATCCAAAAAGTCTCAGGGGCTTCGATAAATATCTTTCCATTCTTTAACCAGATTTCGGCTAACTTGAAATCGGTTGGTTCTGTTTTTTTATCTTCTTCTCTTTCTTCTTGTTTTTGTCCATTATCACTCATTTTTAAATCCTACCTTTTCTCAATTCCCATAATTTATATTCATTATAAAGACCATAAAACAATAAAAATATATCAAACGCTAACATAAAATACAAAACTTTAAATACCGCATCCATACTTTACAATAAAAATTTGTGCATAAAATTAGGTAATATAATCTTAAATCTTCCTGCAATTAAAACATATCTATACTTTTTAAAATCATAACCTATTTTAATATCCACTTAGACCTCTCCTTACTTTTACTTTTTTGTTAGAATACAATCTTTCTTTGAAAGGGCGTTCTCTGCGGACTCGTGAGGCGATGGCTCTTGCCATAACTAAATCATCGTGTTTTCCTTTCTCAGCCTCAGGACGGGCTTTCTTAGCGTTATTGATGAATGTCCAGCATTGGTTGATTAAGTCTAAGTCGTTAAGTTTACAGGAACCCTCTTTGATTTCCTCTGCTAACTGAGATAATATCAGCAGGCGTGAAGTGTTATTTGTATTCCAACCAAGTTCCATAGTCTGCTCTTTAAAACCTTTCTTGATGTTGACTTTCCGATAGACATTTCCGTATCTTTTATAAAGACCTTCGTTAACCGAAGTCCCGTAACCCTTATTCTCGCAGGCGATTACTCCCTGGTTATAAAAACTCCCCATTTTAATCAAATCTTCCTCGAACCTGTCAGGTGGGACATTGTGATTATAGGTGCAGGTAGTCTCATTATTCTCTTTATCCACCACGCAGGCTGAACTTTTATCTCCGTGTTCCAGTCCTTCGGCAGGGTCTCCGCCTATTATATATTGTCCGTTTCTCTTAGGAAGTGAATAAAACGAAAACTCACCCGTGGGAGACTCTCTAAAGATGTATCTTCCCTGCTCTTTGACGATAGAACCAATCAAAGGTTTCTTTGGTTCCTGGAGTTTAAGGGCATCTCTATCAAAGAAAAGGTCTCCGGTAGCCACAAAAGCATCCTGCCAACAACTTGGATTTTCCTGGTTAAACTGGTTTATGTCTCCAGAACAGTTATTCACTATATCCCACCTTCTCCAGTTAAGTTGTTCATCACTCAACCCATACTTTTCTTTAAGTTTCTTTTCATCTCTTAAAAATTGTTCTTTCTGAGAGGGAGTAACGAATTTAATGTTCTCTATCGGGTAGAGCCTTCCGTTCACTAAGGGCATTTTGTATTCGGGGAACTCGTGCCAGGCGTAGAAAAGAGGAATCCAGTCATTCTTACCGTTTATCGCTTTAAGCCATAAATCGTAAAACTCACCATATCCTTTGGCGGTAGTTTCTAAAAAAATCATCGTTCCTTCGGAATTGGGGACGGCGTGTCCTAACCCGACCATAATCTCACTGATACTTCTCTGCCACCTCGCCACTTCGGTGCAGTGTAAGAACTGAAAGGTAAATTTTCTTCCGGCATTGGGATTATCCGAGGTGTCTATGAGTATCTGAGAGTTTATTCCAGAAAACGCCAGTTTCTTTTCGTTGGAGTGTTTAGGGAGGGGTTTAAGGTGAAGGTCTAAATATTCCTGAAAAAGTTTCTGCATCTCAAATATATAGTTTGCCCCGTCTAAATCGTCAGCTATCACACAAGAATTGACTCCAGTCATCCGAGAGGTAAAAGCATAGATAATAGACTCGATTATGGTTGAAAGCCCCATCTGCCGAGCCTTCAAGACGATTATCCTTACTGGTTTCATCCCGTAGAAGAGTTCTTTGACTTTTTCTATAAACCTCTTCTGAACAGGGTTAGGGACTAACCTTTTAAGCCCGTCTTTCTTGGTTTTAATGGTCAAATAGCCATTCTCTATGATTTTAAAGGGGTCTTTGCCGAGAAGATGAGCTTCTTCTTTCTGAAGTTCAAGGTCTTGTTCTAATGCTGGCATTTTTTATGGTTAGGCACCCTCATTTCACCCTTGATTCTATTGGTATATGCCTGAATGGTTATATTCATTAAAT